AGGCACCGAAGCGGCCGGCCTGCACGCGGTCGGACGGGCAGCCGCAGTTGAGGTTGACCTCGTCGTAGCCCCATTCCTGCGCGATACGCGCAGCCTGGGCCAGCAGGGCCGGATCGCTGCCGCCCAGTTGCAGGGCCAGCGGATGCTCGCTGCCGTCGAAGCCGAGCAGGCGCTCGCGGTCGCCATGGATCACCGCGTTGGCGTGCACCATCTCGGTGTACAGCCGCGCGCCCGGTGCCAGCAACCGATGGAAGTACCGGCAATGGCGGTCCGTCCAGTCCATCATCGGGGCAACGCAGAGCCGAATACCCTTGATTTCGTTAGTTTTCATTGACTTATCAAGCATATAGGGCTCTCTCAATTTCCCGAATTTGCACCACTTTTCCCGCATTTTCCCAACCGGCTGTACCATTGGCGTACCACGGAGGGCGTGGTACATCCGAGCTGGTACACCATGGCAACCCTGCAAAATCGGGACGGCCGCTGGCGCGCTATTGTGCGCCGCAAAGGCCACCCCACCCAAACTCGGACCTTCCCCACCAAGACGGCTGCGAAGACCTGGGGAGATCGCATGGACCGCGAGCTGGCCGATCAGGAGGCCCGAGGAGGTACACCCGGCGAAGAGATCACCATCGGAGGACTGATCGACTGGCGGATCAACGAGCTGGCAAGCATCAGGGCCATCTCCAAGACCCACTCCGGGAACATGACGCGAATCCGCGAGGGCTTGGGGGACATCGTGGCCAAGAGGCTCACGGCCAACGACGTGATCGAGCACACCCGCCGGCGGATCCGCGGCGATCACATGATGGCCAACGGGATGATTATCCCAGCTTGCGCGCCGGCGACCATGAACGTAGAGCTGGGGTTCCTATCGGAGCTGCTGAAGCTGGCCGGCCCGATGAAGGGCGTGAAGCTCCCCGGTGATCCCGTAGCCGAAGCGCGGCCGGTGCTCCGACTGCTGCGGCTGGTCGGAAAATCCAAGCGACGGGACAGGCGGCCTACGGCCGACGAACTGGACCGGCTGCGCGAGCACTTCCGCGCGGCGGCATGGAGATCAACCATCCCGATGGTGGACATCATCGACTTCGCCATCCTGACCGCAAAGCGAGAGAGCGAGATAACTCGGCTGCTGTGGTCCGATGTGGACCAGACAAATCGAACCGCCCTGCTGCGCGACGCCAAGCACCCCCGCAAGAAGGTGGGAAACCACAAGCGTTTCCCCCTGCTGGGCGATGCGTGGGAAATCGTGCAGCGCCAACCCAGGCCGCCTACAGACGGCCCGATCTTCCCCTACAACCCCAATTCCGTTGGGACCGCCTTTACCCGCGCTTGCGCGAAGCTGCAAATCGAAGACCTGTGCTTCCATGACCTTCGGCACGAAGCCACGTCACGTCTATTCGAGCAGGGGTACGACATTCCCGAAGTCGCGGCGGTGACATTGCATGAGTCCTGGAACGAACTGAAGCGATACACTCAGCTCCGGCCTGAGTCGCTACATCGCGAGTCAAAATCGCTTTGATCGCGGCTCGACCGAGGCGACCAACGAGAGGGAATTCGAATGTTGCTTTATAAATTTAAGGGTGGCCCCGATGCGTTGTTCGCACTCGATATTGCCATCCATGAGCGGTTGTTCTGCGCGAATTACGATGATCTCAATGACCCATTTGAAGGCCAGTTCAAGACGGTCTATCAGACACGGATGCCAGGCTTCCTTAATGGCCTGCCGCTGAACATGGGGCCGATCAATGGCCCGGGGCCGGTTCGTCCTATCGTCCAGTACTGCACGCTCTCGGAGCTACCAGGCGACACTCGTGTCTGCAGCATGACCAGCGCTTGGGATGATGTGAGGATGTGGGCATTGTATGGCGATAGCTCACGGGGACTAGCCTTCGAGTTCGACATCGACCCGATGCACCCAAAACTTCATAAAGTCGAGTATGTCGATCAGCTACCCAAGCTATCCAACGGGCTACTCAATTCCACAACCGCAGTGGACGCTTTGAGTTACAAGACCTACCACTGGCGTTATGAAGCCGAGTGGCGTTTCATCACAGGTGACCCGTACATCGCACTGCCGGGGCAGTTGAAACGTGTGCTCGTGGGACGTAGAGCTCCCACAGCTGTGGTGGAAGCTCTGTTGAAAGTGGCACCGCCTCAAGCAACTGTCCACATGGTCGGACTGGACCCTGAAGGCGTTCGAATAACCATCGGACCTGCGTTGCCTCGATAAGCCGGAAAGCGCTGCTCAGGCGCCCCCAGGTTGAGCAGCCATTGGCCCCGGGTCCGGCGTCAAGATGATGTTCGATGTAGTGGTCTGCAACCATCAGGGAACGACCTAACGTAATGTCCGTCCCTGCCTACACGTAGCGCCCACAAGTGGTGCCGCACCCTGCGGCTATGTGCGGCCGATTCGTCCAGACCCCAATTCGAAACGCTGACACGCTGGGCTTCCCCCAGTTGGTGGGCGACCTGTTGTCGATCCCGGAAAGCTACAACTTGGCCCCGACACAGCGCGCTTCCGTGATTCTTGATCGCGGTACCGGCCTGCAGGTCACTCGCCTGTCCTGGGGGCTGCTGCCCTTCTGGGCCAAGGCCAAGAAGCTGCAGGGCTCCACGATCAATGCCCGCATCGAGAGCGTAGCCACGAAGCCAGCGTTTCGTTCGGCATTCAAGAAGCGCCGCTGTCTGATCCCTATGGCCGGGTACTACGAGTGGTCGGTCAGCGAGGAGGACGGCATGAAAGACCCGTGGTTCATCCATGCAGCCGGGCCGCTGCTCGCCGCCGGCCTGTGGGAAGACACCAGCCCCCTGCTCGATCCGGACAACCTAGGCACCTTTACCGTGATTACAGGCGACAGTAGCGGCGTTTCGGCGGATATCCACGACCGCATGCCGGTGTGGCTGACGGCCGGCCAAGCCGATGAGTGGCTGGCGGCGGAGCCCGATGATGCGATGGCGATGCTGCTGGCCAGCGAGCCACCAGCCATGGAGGCCTATCGCGTCAGCCGGGCTGTCAACAAGCCCAGCAACAACGATGAGCGCCTCCTGCAGGCCGTCGCCTAACTAGCAGCGAGGCGCGTTTCTAGGGGAACGGCGGGGGCAGAGTTTCCTTCAGCATACGGTTGCCCCGGATCGCCTCACGCCAACGGACGATCTTGTCCACGTCCGTCTGCAGCTGCGCCTGGTGCCGCTCCACCCACAGCTCAGCACCCGCCCTGCCCTTCTCATAGTCCGTGCACACGCGCATGCCTGCAGGCGGAAACTGGTAGCACCCCAAGGTTGCTCGCCACACGCCATCGATCCCGTGGTGCAACTGCACTACCCGCACTCCCCGGTGCTCGACGACGGCCGGCGGCCCCGGTTGGCCGTGAGGGGTTTTCCATTCGAAGTCGTCGGGGAGCGCCATGCCGGCAGGATACGGCGGGGCATCTCAGCAGGTGCGACGCGGTCGCCCGGTGGCGCGATGCTCCTCGACGCTTGCACTCAGAGCGAGCGAGAGCAGCGACGGTGAGCTGGGGAACCTCTCGGCCCCTTTAATGGCAAATTTTTGGATGACCATCGGAAACAGGTAACTTAGGTAACCACCCCTCAGATACAGCCAAATTGTTCAATATAATCAATAAGTTATATATATATATCAAAGGTAATTTTAGGGTAACGTCTGGGTAATCTGATTACCTTTCACAGAGGTAATCGAGCGCCTGATAAAAGTCCTTATAAATCAATGACATTACTCCACACCAATCCTGGAATTACCTCAAATCACCCTGAGAGGTAACCTCTGGAAAACCTTGTGGCACAACGCATTGCCGCCCTGTTACGACCCCTGATTACCGCGTTACCTGGTTCCGATGGGACTCCAAATAATTCGGGATAGCCGGACCGTCGCTGGGGCTTCGTGGACACGCACGAAAAGCACGCCGTTGCCGCAGGGTTCCGCAGGGATCGGAGCGCCCCTCCGATGGCCGTCCGCAGCAGCTGGGGCGGCCTCCCGGGAGGTGCGCAGGGGTGCGGAAAAAAAGGGGGGAAAAGACCGCAGGCGTGGCGGGGCGACGACTGCGCGCGCCGGGGGCCGAGGTCTGTTTCGCCGTCCTAGTCGGCCCTTTCGGGGAATCCGGCGCGTCGTCGGTCCTCAGCGGCGAGCCAGTGGCCCCGTAAGCGACTCCTGGCACCGAGCCGGTGGCCTGCCATGCCCGTCGCCGCCCCCCGCTCACAGGGGCGCGCAAGCAATTCACAGCGCACCTCGGCAATCAACGCTGAGATACTGTCGGTTGATAAATCGATGGAATCGCACATGACGGACACCGCGCTGATGGAACTGACAAGGAAGCAGCTACGGTTGGCGATCGCGTTGGTAGGAACGATGCGTCCCCCTATGTCGCCGCCTGGACGGCCCATGTGCGCCCTGTTCCTAACGATGGTTGAACAGTTCGAGGCAACTGCTCGACTCATGGAGGTAAAGCTAGTGACTCACGCAGCCGTGCACGTGCGCGGAATGCTTGAAGCTCTGGCGGATTTCAGTGCCTTACATCAGTCCGCCACGCACTTGGACGTGATGATTTACAAGCAGCTTCAAGGTGAGCGGCGAACCTACACGCGCGCAATTGACTCTCAGATGCTCAGCGCGCCTGATCTCTTAGCGATGAAAGCCAAGCTCGCAGCATGTGACCTCCGATACGAAACCCAGAAGGGCAAGCTGACAAGGGAGCAACGAGGCGCAAAGATGGAAGACGTTTTCAAGTCCGCGGGGCTTCCCGAGCTAATATCGATGTATACGATGCTATGCAGCTTGGCTCACAACGACCTCGCGGCTCTCGCTATGCGGCATCAAGGTGAGCAGGGAATGGAGATGCGTATGGAGGTCCCACTTAGCTTGACCATCATGGTTCACACGATGGCTCACTACGCCCTGATTAGCGCAGTGCCGGTGTTGAACGACATTGCAAAGTTTCGCGATGGTTCGTTCCAAACGCACGTCAGCGCCATGACTGAAACCCATACGCAGCTTCTAGCTGAGTGCGCCCGTAGCAATGGGAGAGGTCACTCAATGGGCGATCTTCCTGGGCAGCCGTTGGCGCAGTAGCAAAGTCTAGGATCGGAGCGTGGACGATCCAGCGAGGCTTCTGCTTGACCGGTCGCCATCTGGCTATCGGCGCTAAGATAAGAACGAACACAGCCAAGCGAGGTCCGCATGTATCGAACGATCAAAGTCCGCGTCAAGGACGCCGAGGTGAGTATTCCCGCTCGCTACTCGAGTGGTCCGTCTTTGGAGATGAAAGGCGAGCTGCAGATCTCCAACCGGTTGCTCGCTGGGGAGGACGGGCACGACGTAACGGAATACCCGGTTGTGGTCGAGGTCGTCTCCTATCCGGATGAACAGGAACATCAAGGAAGCATCTGGCTCGACCTGCAGGCTAAGACGATCCAAGTAGCCATCAACGCTGCAGAGCCTTCTTTCGATCGAATGGTCGCGCAGCTTGCCGCTACAGGAAACCCGAAGCATGTTTGGCTCGTGGTCGAAGGACTGGGCCACACCGACGACGAAGGCGGAACACTGCATTGGACGGGCGCTGGCGTCACTGACGGTTATCCAGTCGAGTCCGCTGGAATGACTGTCGCCTTCACCGTCGCCCCCTGATCCAGAGGTGGGGCCCCTTACGGAGCCCCGCCTTTATTACGTCAGGCTGTCCAGCCGCGAGCGTGCGACCTTTGCATAGTGTTCGGTCACTTCGCACCCGGTCCACGTGAACCCTTCCATCTGCGCGGCCACCAGCGTCGTGCCCGAGCCAGCGAACGGATCCAAGATCCGCCCACCCGCCTCGCAGATTCGCACGACCTGGCGCATCAGATCGGTCGGCTTGCCGGTCATGTGGAGCTTGTCATCGCGGCGCACCTTCGCCTTGATGACGCCCGGCAGTACCGGAGCATTGCGGTCCATCGGCATGGCGCCCTTGCTACCCCAGACGATGTACTCGGCCTGGTTACGGAAGCGGCCGCGCTGAGGGCGGACACCCTCGGTCTTGTCCCACACGGTCACCCCGCGCCAGGTAAACCCGGCGCACTGCAGCGCATCGGTAGTGAGCGGCAGCTGCCGCCAGTCGGTGAAGACGCACACGGGTGCGCCTTCCTTGAGCAGGCGGGCACACTCGCTCAACCACATCACCATCCATCGCAGATGCGAGCGCTGGTCGCGCTCATCGCCCAGGAAGTCGGCGTGCAGCTCGGAGCGGATGTACTTCTCCGATGGCGGCCGCTGGCGGGCAGCGGCGGTCAAGCCACCGCTGGCGTAGGGCGGGTCGGTAATCAGGGCATCGAACGAGCCGGCTTCAAGAGTCGGCAGCAGGGACAGGGCGTCGCCCTTCAACAGCAGGTTTTTCATGGCAGGAGCCTTGTTCAAGTCGCTCGGGGCGAACTGAGGGGAGGCTCTCGGCCTTCATATGATTGAGCGTGCCGCAGCGCGGGCACTTGATCTGTAGCTCGGCATAGCCGAGGGCGCGGGCGAGCAACTTGGCGCAATCGCCGCAGCGCAGGTTCTGCATTGCCGGCGGCATTACGCGCCTCCGCCCAGGGCTTTCGGGTCGAAGGGATCAAAGGCGATCACCTCCTGACCGATCCAGTCGTTTACCCGCAGCATACGGGTCTGCAGGGCGGCCAGCTCTGTCTCGCCCCACACCGTGTACGCGTCGCGGATGGAACCGAAGCCGCCAGCGTTCTGCGGCACCACGCCCAGCAGCTGCGGCGGGATCCGCAGCGATGCCAGGACGTCATCGCGGGTGACGCTCTTGATGCCGGTGAATTCATCCTTGGCGGCCACCTCGCTGACCGGGATCAGCTGCAGGCCATCCTTCTTGCCGTTGGGAGAGTGCAGGAACAGGTTGCGGAAATTGCCCACGCCACGGGTGCTTTTCAGCGACTCGCGCAGCGCGTCCACGTCAGCGTCATCGATCTGGTCGTCGGTCAGGTACAGGATGAAGCCTGCGTGCGAGCCGTTGTTGTAGTACTTGCGGCGGAACAGGGTGGCAGACTCGTTCAACAGGGCCGACTGCAGCGACGGCATCCATTCCGGCAAGCCGTAGATCTCCTGGTTGACGTCGGCCTCCCGCAGCTGGAACACGCTGCCCGGCTCAAACTCATGCTCATCCTTCCAGCCGCGGACTTGGTAGAAGGTGCCCGGCTCGACGCCGCGCCGCATGTACTTGGCCAGTGCCGGCACCAGCGCCACCGCGTTGCCGATCAACGAATTCCGCCGTTCCAGATACCCCATGCCGAAATGCACCCAGTCCATGGCGAACTGCTCAAAGGCCTCGCGGGACAGGATCTTGTTCGGCTTGAAGGTGCGGACCAGCATGTTGGTCTTAAAGCGCAGGCCGGATCCCAGGTACACGTTGGCACGGGTGGCGCGGGACAGGCCATCCAACGACACCGGCGGCTCGTAGTAGCGGCCGTTCTGCCAGCAGTGGACGTAGTCCAGGATACCGCCCGATTCCAGCACCGGTACCGGATCCCCGAAGGTGAAGCTGACCGTGCGGGCGGTGGCCGCAGGTGCGGCGACGTCGTTCATGAGTTGATCTCCAATCGGCTGCGCCGCGCCGATGTGTGTGGGCGCTCAAGCGGTTCGTTTTGCAGGGCATGGAACAGCGCCCAAGCCAGGTCGGCGTGGCCCGTCTCTTCGCTACGCCCTGCGGTGTAGGTGACCTGCCGCTGACTCTTGGTCAGGGTCTTCTTAATGGCCATGATCGAGCGCGTCAGGTCGAGCATGCCGGCGTCGTATTCCAACCGGCCATTGCTGATCACGTCGTAGGCCTTCAACACCAGCTTGGACTTCACCTCAGGCGAGTAGCTGAAAGTGACCAAGTTAGGGAAGAAGGTCTTCACGATCTGGGCCACACCGGTACCCATGCCGGTAGTGTCGATGCCGATATAGGTGACCCAATAGCGCTGGGTGATCTTTCGGATGGCCTCGGCCTGAGCGGCGAAGTCATTACCCTTGAACTGGAAGCGTTCCAGTACGCGGAACTTGCCGCCCTGCTCGCTGGGCGGCGCCACCACGACCAGTCCGGCGCTGTCGCCCGTCTCTGCCGGGTCGTAACCCACCCACACCGGGCGGTCACCGTAGGGGCGCTGGGCGAACGGACGGTAGTCGCCTGCCCAATCGACATAGCTGTCGACGCCGCATGTCTGCAGCAGGCTCAGGGGGAACACACTGGCGCTGTCATCCACGAACCCGCACATCAGCAGATTCTCGAAGGCGTCCGCGCTGTATTCCTCGCGCAGCTCATCGATGTCGAACAGATCGCAGCCACGCCGCTGAGCGTCGAGGATGGTGACGATCTGCCGCCACAGCTTGTCCTGGCCAAGGTGACCGCCTGCCAGCGCGTCGTGCGAGGTGTCGATCTTGATGCGCTTGTCGGCCGGTTTGCCCCGGTTGCGCCGCTCGCCCGTCCAGAAGCTGTACGCCTGGTGGGCCATGGTGGATGGCGTGCTGAAGTAGGTCTTGCGCCACTTCTTGTGCATGGCCATGCCGCTGGCCACCTTGTTCAGCTCATCGAACCCGTGCGTCCAGAAGAACTCATCGAAGTAGAAGTTGCCGTGATAGCCCTGCGCGGTTCGGGCATTGGTGCCCAGGAAGAACAGCTCGGCACCGTTGGCCAGAACGATGCTGTCGCCACCCTTGAGATCCTTGTCCAGCGTCTCGCGCACGAAGGACTGCATGTACCCACGGAACAGGAACGCCTGCGCCTTGGATGCGCTCAGGAAGATCTGGTTGCGGCCCGTCTTGATCGCATCGATCAGCGCCTCGCGGGCGAAGTAGTAGGTGGCGCCGATCTGGCGCGACTTGAGGATCGCGCGGGTGCGCAGGTTGCTGGCCTTGTACCAGTCCAGCTGGTAATCAAAGCACCCATCGACAAACGCGGTGGTCAGCTGCTCGACCTCTTCCTCACTGAACTCGTTCCGGCGTTCCTTCTTCTTCGGGCCGGCATTGCGGTTGGCCACGGCCGGATTCAGGTCGGTCTCTGTGCCGCCGCCCTGGTAACGCTGGATCCGCGCCTGTCGTTCCAGCTGGCGGTGCAGGAGGTCGATTTCCTTGAAGTCGCCGCCGGTCTTGCCGTCTTTGAGGATCAGCTGCACCAGGCGCTGTTCAAGCGCGCCGCCGATGCGCTCGACGTTGTCAGCGCGGTCCCACTCGTCACGCGCCTTCCAGCTGTGTATGGTTTTCTCTTTCTCGCCAATCGCCTCTGCGATCTCGGTGACACGCCAGCCCATCCAGTACAGGAACTTGGCCTGTCTGCGGCTGTCGGTTTGGAGTTGGGCGGCGACGTCGTTCACCGCACTAGGGTCGCGTCCGACGACCGATTCATACAGAAATCAATGACGTAGCGCTGAGTTTTACAACTCGGTTGCGTTGCTGCTGTTTGTCGCTCTGCCGACCATGGACCTGTTGAAGCGCGATCCGCGCACACGGCCAAAATCAGCAGAGGACACCATGTCGGATCCCAAGAAGAAGTACCGCAGCAAGTTCTTCCGCGTCGCCGTGGAAGGCGACACCACCGATGGCCGTGTGATCGAGCGTGGCTGGATCCAGCAGATGGCCGGCAGTTACAACCCGTCGCTGTATGGCGCCCGCATCAACCTGGAACACATTCGCGGCATCCTGCCGGACAGCCCGTTCAAGGCCTACGGCGATGTGGTGGCGGTGAAGGCCGAAGAGGTCGACATCGACGGCAAGAAGAAGCTGGCGCTGTTCGCCCAGCTGGAACCGACCGATGCCCTGGTGAGCATGGTCAACAACGACAAGCAGAAGATCTACACCAGCATCGAGGTGTCGCCCAACTTCGCCAAGACCGGCGGCGCCTACCTGGTCGGCCTTGCCGTCACCGACAGCCCGGCCAGCCTGGGCACCGAAAAACTGTCCTTCGCGGCCAAGCACCCCGAGGCCAAGCTGTTCGATGATCGCAAGCTCAACGCGGAGAACGTGTTCACCGCGTCGTGCGAATCCAGCATCGAGCTGGAAGAGGTCAGCGCTGACGGCGCCGACGCCACCGGCAAGCTGCTCTCCGGCATCGCCGGCCTGCTGGATCGCTTCACCGGCAAGGCGAACCCGCCTCCGGCACCGGTGACCCCGCCGGCCCCGGAAGGCGCACCTGATGCGCAGGCGTTCGCTGGCCTTGCCGATGTGCTGACCGGCATCGCCGAAAGCATCAAAGACCAAGGCGCGCAGTTCGCCGCGCTGCGCAAGGACCTGGACGAAAGCCGTGCGGAGTTCAGTGCGCTGGAGACGAAGCTGTCCAGCACCGCTTCGACCACGCAGGCCTTCCGCCCCGTCGTGAACGGCCAGAACGGCCAAACCGGCCAGACCGCCCTGACCGACTGCTGACGCGAACCCGCGCCGCAGCCCACCGCCCAATCCCCGCTTTCCGGAGACCTCCCATGCGTAATCAAACCCGCCTGCTGTACACGGCGTTCCTGAGCCAGATCGCTTCCCTCAATGGCGTCGCCGACGCCGGCCAGGTGTTCAGCGTCGACCCGACCATCCAGCAGAAGCTGGAAACCCGGATGCAGGAGTCCAGCGACTTCCTCAGCCGGATCAACATCATCGGCGTCAACGAACTGAAGGGTCAGAAGGTTGGCATCGGTGTTTCCAGCACCATCGCCGGCCGCACCGACACCACCGGCAACGGTGAGCGCTCCCCGCGTGACGTCTCCGGTCTGGACAGCCAGACCTACGAGTGCAAGCAGACCGACTTCGACACCGCGATCCGCTACGCGCTGCTAGATGCCTGGGCGAAGTTCCCCGACTTCCAGGCGAAGCTGCGCGACGCCATCGTCAAGCGCCAGGCACTCGACCGCCTGATGATCGGTTTCCATGGCACCAGCGCGGCGGCAACCACCGACCGCACCGCTCACCCGAATCTGGAAGACGTCAACATCGGCTGGCTGCAGCAGTACCGCACCAATGCCCCGGCCCGCGTGTTGGATGAAGTGAAGGCTGCCTCGGGCAAGGTGGTGGTCGGCGCCGATGGTGACTACAAGAACCTGGACGCCTTGGTCTTCGACGCGGTCAGCAACCTGATCGATCCGTGGCACCGCAAGGATCCGGGGCTGGTCGCGGTGGTCGGCCGTGGCCTGCTGCACGACAAGTACTTCCCGCTGGTCAACGCCGACCAGCCCTCCACCGAGAAGCTGGCCACCGACGTCATCCTGTCCCAGCGACGCCTGGGCGGCCTGCAGGTTGCGGAGGTGCCGTACATCCCGGATGGCACCCTGCTGGTCACCTCGCTGGAGAACCTGTCGATCTACTGGCAGGAGGGCGGCCGCCGCCGCCACGTCGTGGAGAACCCGAAGAAGAACCGGATCGAGAACTACGAGTCGTCCAACGACGCCTACGTGGTCGAGGACTACGGCCTCGGCTGCGTCGTCGAAAACATCGAAATCAAGGAAGCCTGATCCGATGGCCGCCAGTCCCGCCAAGCAGCACCTCAGCCGCGTTCGCGCGGCTGAGGAATCAGCCCGGCGCCAGGGTTCGGCACCGGTGGACAACGCATCCGAGTACGAGCTGCACATGATGAAGCTGCAGGACCATCGCCTGCGCCTTAAGCAGATCCAGTCCGGCGAGGCCAAGGGCAAGTTCAAGGCCGAGATCCTGCACGAGTACGCGCCCTACCTGCAGGGCGTGCTGCAGGCCGATGCCGGCGGCGACGATGAGGTGGTTGCCACCCTGATGCTCTGGCACATCGATGCCGGTGACTTCGCAGGCGCACTGCCGCTGGCCGACTACGCCCTGCGCCACAACGTTGCCATGCCGGACCGCTTCGCCCGCAAAACCGGCTGCCTTATCGCCGAGGAAGTGGCCGAAGCTGCCCTGCGCGCCCAGGTGGCCGGTGCCGACTTCGATCCGACGGTGCTGGAGGCCACCACCGAGCTGACCGCGCTGCAGGACATGCCGGACCAGGTCCGCGCCAAGCTCTACCTGGCCGCCGGCCGCAGCGTTATCCGCGCTGATGACGTCGATGACAACCCGCCGCCCTTCGACCACCTGATCAAGTGCGTGGCCAACCTCAACCGCGCTCTGGAGCTGGACACGGCGTGCGGTGGGAAGAAAGACCTGGAGCGCGCAACCCGCCTCCTGAAGAAACACGCTCCACCCGCAGGCATCGCTGACGCCCCGCAGAACATCGCAGCAGACGGCAACGGCGACACCGGTACCGGCCCCGCGCCGGAGGCCGGTACCGACAGCAGCGCTGGCAACACGCCGGCCGATGACGGTGCCACCGGGCAGAGCTAACCGAGCGTCCCCGCAACCCCCGCCGGCTCGGGGCTGATCCACAACGACCTCTCTCCCGTTGTGGTGACGCCCCGACCACCGGCGACTAATTCGAGGCCTTATGTCTGCATTCATCGCTCCCGGCAAGAACGCTCCCAGCCACGACATCACGTCGGGAACCTGGTGGCCGTCCGTATCGCCGGCGCAGGTGCGAGAGGACATGAGGATCACCGGCGCGGTGACCGAGCCGCGCCTGCGAAGTAGCCTCATCAACGCTGTGACCACGGTGAACACCGCGCTCGCAGGCTGGTCCCAACGCCATAGAGCCGCCGGCCATGATTCCCTGGCCGAGGTGCCCGCCGATGAGATCTCCGGCGTCTCGCGCCTGGTGCTGCTGTACCGCCGCGCAGTGGCCACCTACGCCGCCGCCGAGCTGACCGAGCGCTACCGGTCCTATGACGCCACCGACAGCGCCAACCAGCGCGCAGACGACCTGGCCCCGTCCATCGCTGAGATTCGCCGCGATCACCGCTGGGCCATGCGCGACTTGCAGGGCCTGCCCCGCACCACGGTGGACCTCATCTGATGCTGGTCATCGCAGCCCAAGGCGACACCCTGGACGCCATCTGCTACCGCTACCTGGGCACCACTGCCGCGTGCGTGGAGCAGGCGCTGGCACTCAATCCCGGTCTGGCCGCTCTCGGCCCGATCCTGCCCCAAGGCACCTCCGTGGTGCTGCCCGATACCACCACCCCAGCCGCCGCCACGCGCCCGCTGGTCCAGCTCTGGGATTGACGATGACCGAACCAACTTCCACCGGCACCCTCTTCGCGCTGGCCACCAGCGTCGGGCTGGCATCGCTGCTACCCGGCGTAAACCCCGACGCCCTGATCGGCGCGTTCGCCGGCGCCACCTTGTTTGTGGTGTCGGCCAAGGATCTGCTGCTCTGGAAGCGGCTGTTCTATCTGGCGGTGAGCGTCGTGCCCGGCTACATGGGCGCCACCGACGTCATGCGACGCTTCGGCTTGGAGTCGGCCGGGCTGGCGGCATTCCTGCTGGCGGCCTGCGTGGTGACGATCACCCTGCGGCTGATCGAGGGCAGCGGCAGCATCGACTTCAAGTCCTTCCGCCGCGGAGACCGAAATGGCTGAGATCACGACCTTCCTTGCCCTGCTGGCCAGCTTGGCCATCTGCGTCCGCCTGATCACCTACCGCGCCCACTCGGGTGCCACGCATCGCCCTGGCGCTTCCTTGGTCGCGTGGGTGCTGATCGCCTCCACCGGGGGTCAGGCGCTGCAGATCCTGCTGTACGGCCCACGCGCACACGTCAGCCCTTGGCAACTCGGCCTCCTGCTGGTGGTGCTGCTGCTGACCCTCCAATCCAAGGGCAACGTCGCCCGCATCCTGAGGACCGACCCATGACCCTGACCGATGACATCCTCGCCCGCGCCATGCAGATGCCGGTGGCGCGCGTGCAGCGCTGGACCCAGCCGCTCAACGCCGCTATGGCCGAATTCGGGATCACCACGCGCCGGCAGGTTGCCTACTTCATTGCCCAGCTGGGCCATGAAAGCGTCAGCCTGACCCGCGTGGAAGAAAACCTCAGCTACAGCACCGCCGAGCGCGTGGTGGCAGTGTTCCGCCGCTTCGACCTCAACGGCAACCGGAAGATCGAACCGGAGGAGTTGGCCTTCGCAAAGGGCTTCCTGAACAACCCGCAGAAGCTGGCCAACTACGTCTATGCCGGGCGCGGCGGCAACGGTGACCAGGCCAGCGGCGACGGCTGGCGCTACCGTGGGCGTGGCCCGATCCAGAACACTCTCAAGAACGGCTACGCCCGCATGGGCGTGCTGCTCGGCCTGCCGCTGTTGCAGCACCCGGACCTGCTGCTGGATCCGGTCAACGGCGCGCGTGCTGCGGCCGCGTACTGGAAGGACAACGGCCTGAACCGCTGGGCAGATGCCGGCGACGTGCTGGCATTGAGCCGCGCCATCAACCTGGGCGACGCACGCTCCAAGAGCACGCCTGCTGGCTTGGAAGACCGCACCGCCCGGACCAACCGCGCCGTGGCGCTGCTGGGGGCCGCCTGATGGCCCTGAGCCTCGACCCAATTCGGCCCTACCTATCCGCTGCGCGCTGGTTTGCGGTGCTGGCTCTTGTGATCGCGTGGGCCTGCTTCTGGCATGGCCAAGGCGCGGCCAAGTGGGAGGCCAAGTACAACACCGAGCAAGCCGCCCACCAAGCCGCGCTGGCGGCCCACGCCGCCGCCCTGCAGGGGTTGGCCAAGGCCACCGCCGAGGTGGCCGCCAAGGCCCGCGCTGCGGCTGTGGCGCTGGCCGACGAACGGGCCGATAACGATGACCGCTACAACAAGAAGGTGAACGATGCGAAAGAAGCCCGGAGTGACCTTGCTGCTGCTCTGCGTCGTGGCGACGTGCAGCTGCAGCCGTGGTGGCAGTGTGGTGCTGCGACCGGATCCAACCCCGGTACAGCTGCAGCCCTTGCCGAAGGCGAAGATGCAGCCGCCGACCTTCGGGCAGCGGACACGGCAGCGACTGTTGAGGACGCCGACCACGCCGACGCATGGATCGGCTGGCTCCAGGACGAACTGATCAGCACTCGCCGGCAGGCTGTGGCCGCCGGCTGTGCCGTGCAGGTCGAGCCATGAAGAAGCCGGCCTCCCTGCGCGCTGCGATTGAGGGCGCTGTGCCCGAGCTGGCCACCGACAAGGAGCGCCTGCTCGCCTTCATCGACAACGGCAGCATCGTGTGTACCGGTGTGGAATCGCGCTCGTTTGAGTGGCGCTACACCATGAACCTGATCATCACCGACTATGCCGGTGACCCCAACCGCCTCTGGCTGGCGCTGCTGGATTGGGTGCGGGTGAACCAATCCCCCCTGCTGGCCGGCCCCAGCCTGCAGGAGCAGATCCGCTTCGAGGTGGACATCCTGGCCGATGACAAGGTCGACCTGGACATCAAGCTGCCGCTCACCGAGAACGTGGTGGTCGACTCCGACGACGACGGCAACGAAACCGCATCCCCCGTCGATGAGCCGGTGCCGGCGTGGATGAGCTGACCTCGCTTGAAAGCTGGATCGGGCCGCTGCTGCAGCGCCTTGAACCAGCAGGCCGCGCCCGACTGGCCCGCCGCATCGCACAGGATCTGCAGCGCGCCCAGAGCGAGCGCATCGGCCAGCAGCGCGCCCCTGATGGGAGCCAGTACGCCCGCCGCAAGAATCAGAAGCGCCAGAAGACCGGGCGGGTCCGGCGGCGAAAGATGTTTGCCCGGCTCCGACAGTCCAAGCACCTCAAGGCACGTGGCAACGCCAGCGAAGCCTCGGTGTTCTTCATCCGCCGCGCCGCCGCCATTGCCCGCGTCCATCAGGAAGGCCTGGTCGACCAGGTGCGCCGCGGTGGACCGCGCGTGCGCTACGAGCGACGGCAGCTGCTGGGCTTCGCCGATGGCGACAAGCAGCAGGTGATCGACACCTTGCTCAATCACCTGTCCGGGTTGTAGCAAACGCCGGTACATCGCTAGCTTCTGTCGCGCGCGCGTGGGGCTGGCGACCATGACGGCATGACTACTTTTTCCGCCGTCGACCTGTCCCGCCTGCCCGCACCGAGCGCGGTCGAAGTCATCGACTACGAGGTTCTGCTCGGCCAGTGGCTGGACATGTACCGCGCCCAGGATCCGACCTACAGCGCGGTTGTCGAGTCCGATCCGGTCTACAAGCTGGCCGAGGTCGGGGCGTACCGCGAGATGTTGCTGCGCCAGCGCGTGAACGAGGGCATCAAGTCCGTCCTGCTGGCCTACGCGGAAGATTCCATGCTCGACCATCTCGGGGCCTTCTACGGCGTCGAGCGCCGCGTGGTCACCGAGGCCAACCCGGCCCAGGGCAAGCCGGCAGTAATGGAGCTGGATACCGAGTTCCGCCGGCGGATCCAGATGGCACCGGAGGGCTTCTCCGTCGCCGGCCCCGCCGGCGCCTACATCTTCCACGCCCTCGCCGCCGACCCTCGGGTGCTGGACGCCTCGGCCGACAGTCCCCAGCCCGGCCACGTCTCTGTCTATGTCCTCTCCCGTGAGGGCGACGGCACCGCACCTGATGATCTGCTGGCCAAGGTGGCAACAGCGGTCAACCACGTCGACGTGCGGCCGCTCACCGACTTCGTGACCGTGTTGAGCGCGGCGGTCATTGAATATGAGATCGAGGCCGTGCTCGACATCTATCCCGGCCCGGATCCCGCCGTGGTGCTGCAGACGGCTCAGGGTGAAGCTGCTGACTACGCCGAGAAGAACTCGCGGATGGCACGCATGGTCAGCCGCTCGGCACTAGACCGTGCGCTGCATCAGGAAGGCGTCGTCGACGTTACCCTCATCAGCCCGGGACAGAACATCGCAGTCGGCGTCGGCGAGGCCAGCCGCTGCACAGCTATTCGCATCTCCACCCGCACGGTGAGCGATGTCTAGCCTGTTGCCGCCGAACGCCACCCCGCAAGAGGTGGCGGTCGCCAGGACCATCGCTCGCGTGTCGGACGTGCCTGCGCCCTTCGCGAGCGCGCTCGACCCCATGCGCGCCTCCGAGGAAATGCTCCCTTGGCTCGCTTGGTCATTCAGCGTGGATACCTGGGGGCCGGATTGGCCGCTCTACGTGCGACGCCGCACGGTGCAGCAGGCGATCAAGATCCACCGGCGCAAGGGCACTGTGGGCGCACTGCTGGATGCGATCGATGCCATCGGCGTCCCGGTGCAGGTCGAGGAATGGCACCAGCGTGTGCCGCAGGGCGCGCCCTACACGTTCCGGGTGCTGGTCGATTCGGTCGCCACGCCATTCACGCAGACCGACATGAGTCGGCTGCTGGTCGCCATCGACGCCAACAAGAACCTGCGCTCGCACATGACCGAGCTGGTGCCAGGAGGCAGCAGCTACAGCCTGGCCCACAGCGCGGCCGTTTCAACTCAGGGCATCGAGCGCGAGATCGCGCCGAAGTTTCAGGACATCTCGCTCCTGCTGGTCGCCGTGGACGAAGGCGAAGCCGCAGTCGAGCTCGCCGCAGACCGGCTGAATCTGCACATCCATACCACTCTTCCCCAGCAGCAACGGACCGCCAATGAGCCTGCAGAACAAAGTTGATCGATTCATCAGTGACAGCGACATCGCCCACGAAATCATCCACGGCAAGCGCAGCGCCGTGGTGGACACTGATGGCGGTCCGGTTCCCACGCTCGCCAACGCCATCGGCTCGGTGTCCAACCTCGGTGAGCGCTTGGTCGCCCTTGAAGACGGGCAGTCGGCGGGGCGAATCGTGAAGGCCACCTGGTCCGAATTGGCCGCTGTGCCCACCACCGGTGGCGGCGGGCGCGGCGCGAGTGTGCTGGCCGATAGCGGTACCCACGTCGATCCGGTCTCCGGCGCCCAGGTACCCAACGCCGGTGAGTACACCGAGCATGCCGGCGGCTGGCAGTGGGCGCGTGCTGACGGCTTGGCGTCCAAGGCGGACAAGGAGGCAGTAGCAGCGGTGGCAGGCGTCAAGTCGGCCGCCCCGGCAGCAGGCAACTATCTGGAGGTAGATCTGGACGCGATGGGCAACGTCGCCCGCGCCGTCCACGCCGATGGCACCTACGAGTACCTGCGCACCAAGGTAGGCACGCTGACGATGAGCAGGGGCGCCAACGGCGAGGCTGTGATCGATGGCCACGCACGCTGGCATGGCCTGTACGAGGAATGGTCACAGCCGCTGACCGGCCGTTTCGCCGACGCGCTGGAGGTGCACATCGATGCGCAGTACCAAGTGGGATACGCCCGCTTCAGCGACGGTACCGAATGGCGCGTGGGCATGGTTGATCCCTCGCCGAGTGTGGCCAGTGCGCTACTGCAGGAATCCATCTCGCTCCCTGATGCCGCATACCCGAACCAAAACGGCGGCTTCCCCTGTACCGGTCTGGATCTGATCACCACCGGCAAGTTCCGCGGCTGCTGGGTCGTGGGCAACGATGGCAGGCAGCGCGAGGGGTCCAGCGAGCATTTCTGCTCGGTGCTCATCCTGTCCCCCGACATGCGCCGCGTCGTGCGCGAATTCATGTGCAACACCCCAGCGTTCGCGGGCATAAGGTCCATCCAAGGTGTGGCGTGGGATCCCACCGACCACACGATCTGGTTTGTCGATAAGACCAACAAGACGCTGCGCCACATCGATACCGCCGGAGCGAAGCTGGCCGATGAGATCGTGGTCAGCCACACGGCCAACGGCCTGGCCTATGACGCAGCCTCCGATGCGCTGTGGTCGCCCGACGAAGGAACCACGGTCGTACACATCCTGTCCTGCGCTACCGGACAAGTGCTGCGGAGCCTCGACGGCGTGGCAACCGACGCGGACCACCTGCACCTGGTGCCTTCGCGCCGGGAAGTCTGGATTACCCGTGGGGGTAACGGCGCCGATGGCCAGCTCGTGATCTACGACCAATCCCTGACCCCCAAGCACGCCATCACTCTCCCCGGATCCCAAGCAATCGAGGGAGGTCACTACAACCCCACCACCGGCATCTTCACCAACGTCAACGACGGCGCGTTCCATGAGGCCGCCAACCCGCCGCTGGCCTTGGCCAACAAGCACCTCATCAAGGGCATCTGACCGCTATGACCATCATCAAACGCTTCGGCGCACCGGCCGCTTTCCCCGACACCTTGGTTCTGGACATCGAGCCGCAGGTGGCCTATCCCGCCGGTAGCCTGCTGGGCGCGTACCGCTTCAAGCGAAGCGCCAAGGCCAGCGCCGCGCCCAAGGCGGGCAGCTGGGGCGGCTTCGACGTATCCGGGGCCGGTGATGCACCGCACTGGGATGCCGCCTCGGTGGTCTGTACCGGCCAGATTCTGGCCGTCACCGGCCAGGGTCTGCCCAACACGGGCGACCTGACCTTCGCTGCGGTCGTGCGGCAGGCGTACCCGGACGGCTCGCCCACTGCGGGCACCCAGTTCTTCATCGGTCGCACCGGTGCAGCGGCGCAGACGGTAGGCCTGATTCGCGGCTCCAACGGCACGCTGGCGTTCACCTGCGGCGGGGCGAACGTCGGTATCCCGGCCGATGGCGGTGACCGCTTCGAGCTGTTCTTCGGCACCTATAACCGCGCCACCGGCGCAACGTCCGTCTACCGCCCGCGCACCAAGACCGGTGCCGGCAGTGCCGTAACCGCCGAGCTGCCCAGCGGCGGCACCGTGCGCCTGTCCGGTCCTGTGTCGGGCAGCTACGCCGGACACGTCCAGCAGGCTTGGAACTGCTGCTACAACCGCCTGCTCACCACGGCGGAAATGGATGACCTGTACGCCAGCCTCAAGGCGTCCCTGTTTGTTGGCGGCGTCGAGATCTGAGGACGGACCATGGCTCAGTACAGCACCCGCCACACCGACTACGGCCTGCGCCGGCTCAATGCTGCCCGGCTGGGCGGCGCGGAAATGCGCCTGGCAGAGATCGCCTTCGGTGATGGCAACGGTAATCCGATTGATCCAGACGCTTTCGATGGATCAGCAATCGGCTTGGTCCGCGAGCGCTACCGCACCAGCATCAATCGGATCTATCAGGATCCGGAGAATCCTTTGGTCTACTACGCCGAGGGCGTCGTGCCAGCGACGGCCGGTGGTTTCGTGCTGCGGGAGATGGCGGTGTTCGACGCCGATGGCGGCATGGTGGCGATGGCCAACATGCCCGACGTCTACCAGCCTGTTCCCACTGACGGCGCCATTGGTGACGGTCTGTACCGCATGGCGTTCGCGGTAGGCAACGCCGGCAACGTTCAGATCAAGCTGGATCCCAACACCGTGATGGCATCGCGGCAGTGGGTCATCAGCTCGGTGAACTCGGCCACAGTGCTGCCCGGTGGCACCACCGGGCAGACCGCCCGCAAGCGAAGCAATGCAGACGGCGATATCGAATGGGCCGACGCGGGCGAAGTCAACGTCCTGGTCAACACCATTGAAGAGCGCCAAACCTTGGCCGCAGGTCAAACCCGCGTCGCCTTGGCCGTGACCACCACGCTCGGGCTGGCCGTCTACATCGACGGCCAGCGCATTGCACGCGGCAGCGGGGCCGACGAATGGCAGCCCGATCCCGATGACGCGACAGAGATGACGCTGGGCAAGTCCTACCCAGCGGGCACGCGCTTGATCGCGGCCCAGAATGAGCCGGCGGGCAATGCGGGCGCGCCACTGCAACGAGGCGAGAATCTGGCCGACGTGCCCGACAAAGCGCAGGGTCGCAGGAACCTGGGCGTGGTCAGCGGCGAGGAAACCCGCCAGATGGCGCCTGCCGGCATGATCGGCACGTTCGCCGGCAACAGCGCGCCCACCGGCTGGCTCAAGGCCAATGGCGCACAGGTGGCCAAGGATGCCTACCCTGCCCTGTACGCGGCGGTCGGTGACCTGTACACGCCATCGGGTCAGGCACCGTCAGCCGGTAGCTTCTTCCTGCCGGATCTGCGCGGGCTCTTCCCCCGGTTCTGGGACGATGGTCGCGGCAATGACCCCGGCCGCTCGCTGGGCAGCAACCAGGGCGATCAGCTGGCCGCCCACGCCCACAGCGGCCGCACTAGCGATGCCGGTGAACACGCACACGATTCCTCCTTCGGTGAAGGAAACAAACACACCGCAGCGGCGCCGTACGGCATGAGCCCCCATCGCCCCGGCAACCGTAACGCCGGCTCCAGCGGCGGCATCGACTACGACAACTACGCCTGGCAGACCTCCACCGATGGCAGACACGGCCACGACTTCACTACTGGCGTGAGCGGCGGCAATGAAACCCGCCCGAAGAACGTCGCCCTGCTCGCCTGCATCAAGTACTGACCATGGCCACCAAGACGGTCTACCTTGTCGACACCGCCGGCCTGCTGGCCGGCACCGCGCAAGCCGATGAGTCGCCACTACAGCCTGGCACCTGGCTGCTGCCCGCCGGCGCGGTGGAGACGCCGCCGCCGGCACAGTATCCGGCAGACCGGTGGCCACGCTGGATCGGCAGCGGCTGGGTGCTGGCCACCGCACCGCGCTCCCGCCGCGCCGGGCTGTAACGACGACCGCTACACCCCAGCTGCAGTGCGCCCTCCCGCGCGCACGAGCAGCATGGGGATATGGCTCTCGACCTCGCCCGCCTCATCTCCAATCTGATCCGCAACGGCACCATCGCTGCGGTGGACATCGATGCTGGCCTCTGCCGCGTCGAATCTGGCGAGCTGACCACCAACTGGATCCCGTGGCTGACCCTGCGTGCGGGGACCACTGTTACCTGGTCGGCGCCCTCACCGGGCGAGCAGGTGGTTCTGCTGTCGCCCGAAGGCGAAACCGCCAATGCCATCGCGCTGTGCGGCCTGTACTCGGGCCAGGTGCCCGCCCCGGCCGCCAGCGCGACCGTCACCCTGCTCCGGTTCGCCGATGGCGCCCAGCTGCGCTACGACGCCGCCGCGCACGCGCTCGAGGCGCTGTTGCCTGCCGGTGGCACCTTCACAGTCACGGCGGATGGCGGCACCACCATCAACGGCCCGCTGACCGTCAACGGCGAGACCACACTCAACGGCAACGCCGCCGTGGTGGGGGACGCCTCCATCACCGGCACCGCCACCGCCAACGTCGACGTGGTCGCCGCCGGCATCAGCCTCAAGGGCCACAAGCACCCGGGCGTGCAGCGCGGCAACGGTCTGACGGATCCGCCGCAGTGAGGGGAATGTCTGCCACTACCGGCCGCGCCATCGAAGGTGCTCAGCATCTCGCGCAGTCCATCGGCGACGTGCTGACCACACCGCTCAACACTCGCGTGATGCGCCGGGACTACGGATCGCTGCTGCCCGAGCTGGTCGACCAGCCCTTCAACGGCCAGACCCGAACTCTGCTGTATGGCGCGGTGGCCACGGCGCTGATGCGCTGGGAGCCGCGGATCCGCATCACCAAGCTCTCGATCTCGCAGGGGGATGCCCCCGGCGCGTTTGTCCTGGACGTGGAGGGCACCCGGACCGACGTCACCCAGGGCAGTGGCTACACCCGCCTGACCATCCCCCTCCGCTTCCGCTAACTGGAGATACCCCATGGACTACCATCACGGCGTCCGCGTCATCGAAGTGAATACCGGCGTCCGCCCCATCCGCACAGTGGCCACCGCAGTAATCGGCCTGGTGGCCACCGGCGATGCCGCTGACGCCACGCTGTTCCCGCTGAACAAGCCGGTGCTGATCACCGACATCGACGGCGCCATCACCAAGGCCGGTGCCACGGGCACGCTCAAGGCATCGCTGGAAGCCATCGCCGACCAGACCAAACCGGTGATGGTGGTCGTGCGCGTCAAGGAAGAAGACAACGATGGCGAGCAGTCCATCGCCGTGATCGGCAACAAGACCGGTGGCGAGTACTCCGGCTTGCAGGCACTGCTGGCCGCCGAGGCCAAGGTAGGCGTGAAGCCCCGGATCATCGGCGCACCCGGTTTGGACACTCAGGTGGTGGCCGACGAGCTGGCCGTGGTGGCCAAGCGCCTGCGCGCGATGGCCTACAGCAGCGCCGGTACCGCCAAGACGGTCACCGAGGCGACCGCCTACCGCAAGGAATTCGCTGCGCGCGAGCTGATGATCATCTGGCCGGACTTCACCGCCCTGGACAGCACCACCGGCCAGATCGGCGTGGCCTACGCGGTCGCCCGAGCCATGGGCCTGCGCGCCCTGATCGACAAGGAACAGGGCTGGCACAAGAACCTGTCCAACGTCGCGGTCAACGGCGTCACCGGCATTTCGCGCGATGTCTACTTCGACCTGCAGGATCCGGCCAGCGATGCCGGCGTGCTCAATGCAGGCGACGTGACCACCCTGGTGCAGATGAACGGGTACCGCTTCTGGGGTTCGCGTACCTGCAGCGACGATGTGCTGTTCGCTTTCGAGACCGCCACGCGCACCGCGCAGATCCTGGCTGACACCATCGCCGATGCCATGGCCGTCTACGTCGACAAGCCGATGCACGCCTCGCTGATCAAGGACATCATCGAGAGCATCAACGCCAAGTTCCGCGAGCTGAAGGGCAGCGGCTACCTGATCGACGCAAAGGCCTGGTACGACCCGGACGTCAACACGCAGACCACGCTGGCCTCCGGCGGTCTGGTCATCGACTACGACTTCACCCCGGTCCCGCCGCTGGAAAACCTGCAGCTGCGCCAGCGCATCACCGACAAGTACCTGGCCGGCTTCGCCTCGGCCATCGCCAACTGATCCCAACCTGCCTGCGGCGGTCAGCTGCTGACTGCCTTGGCTCCGCATCGGAGAAAACCCATGGGCCTGCCCCGCAAACTGAAAGGCTTCAACACGTTCACCGCCGGCGAGAGCTTCCTCGGCGAGGCCAAGACCATCACGCTCCCCGAGCTGAAACGCATCATGGAGGCCTATCGTGGCGGCGGCATGAGCGGCCCGGTGAAGATCGACCTCGGTCAGGATGAGATCCAGATCAAGGTGGTCTACGGCGGATTGATGCGCCCGATCCTGCGCCAGTACGCCGAGACCAGCCACGACGCCGTGCAGCTGCGTTTTGCAGGCGGCTACCAGCGTGACGACAACGGCCAGGTCGACGCGGTGGAAGTGGTCATCCGCGGCCGGCACGAAGGGCTGGAGTTCGGCGACGCCGAAGCTGGCTCGGACACCGAGTTCACCGTCACCACCGCCTGCAGCTACTACAAGCTGACCTGGAACGGCGAGGTTCTGATCGAACTGGACCTGGTGAACATGATCGAGAACGTCGGCGGCATCGACCGCCTGCTCTCCCTGCGCACTGCTATCGGCGCGTAACCCCACCACACCCCGCGACGGGCGCCACGCGCCCGCTCGCTTCCCCTTGCATCACATCGGAGAGATTCCATGACCGCCACCACCATCCCCACCCCCGAATCCAACGCCCAGAAGGCCACCCGCAGTGCCCGCGTCACCCTCGAAGAGCCGCTGGAGCGCGGTGGTGCGCTGATCAAGTTCGTCGACGTCCGCCGCCCCGGCTCAGGCGAGCTACGCGGCCTCAAGCTGGTCGAGGTGCTGAACATGGATGTCAGTGCGCTCTGCGTCCTGTTGCCCCGCGTTACCAATCCGACTCTGACCACCGCAGACGTGGCTGGGTTGGACCAAGCCGATCTGCTGCAGTTCGGCATGGAAGTGGCGAGTTTTTTCATGACGCGGGAACAGGCAGCTGCCCAGGGCTACCCGACCGCGTAGAAGACGCCATGGCCGACGTGGCCACCACCTTCCACTGGCCGCCCACCGAGATGGATCGGTGGTCGGTTGAGGAACTGATGGAGTGGCGCGAGCGCGCCCGGCAACGCAGCGGCGCCCCCGATTGAGGGCGCCGTTTTTACTTACGGAGACCAGGTAGATGAGCGAGAACATGCGGCTGCGCGTCCTGCTGGACGCTATCGATAGCAACTGTGTTGCTGGAGGAGCTTCAGCCCCCAGCGGACGGGCATGGTAGTGCCGGCCGCTGGCCGGCAGCCGTTGGAGATGTGCCCCGGCGTGCTTCAGGCGGGGATCGATTCGCTTTGAGCGTCGCGCATCCGGGCGTTGAGGATGACCAGCATCTTGCGCATGACAGCTACCAAGGCGACCTTGCTCGCCTTTCCTTTGGCTTTCAGGGTCGCGTAA